AAAATTGGAGAAATTATATGGCCTATTCACCGCAGTTGATTGATCACTACGAAAATCCACGTAACGTGGGTAAATTTGAAATTGACGATACCGTTGGCACCGGCATGGTGGGAGCACCTGCCTGTGGTGACGTAATGAAGTTGCAGATAAAAGTAGATCCAATTACAGGAATAATTCAAGATGCAAGATTCAAAACATACGGATGCGGAAGCGCAATCGCAAGTTCTAGCCTCGTTACGGAATGGGTCAAAGGTCGCACACTTGAAGAAGCAGGCGCCTTACGAAATAGCCAAATTGCTGAAGAACTTGCTCTCCCCCCAGTCAAAATCCACTGCTCCATCCTGGCCGAAGACGCCATCAAAGCCGCTGTAGCAGATTATCGCAAAAAGCATGATCTCGTTCAGTGACACGGCTCGGACAAAAATACAAAAACTTGTCACAGCCAAAGGTTATGCTGGCATTCGTCTTGGGGTAAAAACCACCGGTTGCTCTGGGCTGGCCTATGTGTTAGAGTATGTTCGAGAATACACAGACGAACCCTATGTTACCAACTATGCACAACCTGACTTTGTGGTCTTGGTAAATCACAAAGATGATGTCTATCTCAAAAACATGACAGTAGATTATGTGCGCCAAGGCCTCAATGAAGGCTTTGAATTCTCAAATCCCAATGAACGTGACCGCTGTGGCTGTGGCGAGTCATTCAGAATCTGATGCCTGCTGTACCCAATACCGGACTGTGGTCAGTTGATATAACTACTGCCGAAAAAGTTGCATGGATTAATCAGAATCAACATATTTGCTTGTATCCATACACTGTATTACACAATCAAATAAACAACAACGCCAAAATACAATCAACTTGCTGTTGTAATATAGTTCCGTCCAAGATCAATGACCACAATTTCTCTGATTTAAAATTAACAATTGAACAAGGAATTAACAATGATCGCTGTCGATTATGTTACAATTCTGAAAAACAAATAGGTAGTTCTGAAAGAACCATTGGATTAATAAGTCGACAGCCAGAAACAATAAATCGGTTTTTAAGTAATGGAGTTGTTGATCATTTTGAATTTAGAATTAAATTCTCAAACCTATGTAATTTGGCCTGTAAAACTTGTGAGCCTGAACACAGTAGTAAATATGCCCAGGTATATAATCTACCTGTAGTAAAAGAATTACAACAAGACATAGGCACTGATGAGACGTTTTGGAACAATTTGACAACTCAGATTGTCAACAAATGTCAAGAAATTTCTCATGTGTCCATTGCATTATATGGAGGTGAATCTCTAATTCAACCTGGAGCAATACGATTAATACACTGGCTAGTTGAAAACAAGTTAAGTGATAAAGTTGACCTCAGAATAACCACTAATTTTACTAATTTAAAAGAAAACAGTATTACCAACTTTAATAAATTTCGATCAGTGACAATTTGTGCCAGTATAGACAGCGTTGATGAAAATTATGAGTATGTCAGATACCCAGAAAAATTTAGTACAATTACTGCTAATCTAAATTTTGTAATCAAAAATAAAAAAAATACAAAAATAAATTTTCATATAACTCCAGTTTGGAGTTTGCATAATATTTTTTATATCAATCACTACATAGATTGGTGGGACCAATGGTTTACAGAAAATGATATCTGTAATATATCAATTAATAATGTCAGTATGTCAGAACCGCATATAATGACTGTACAAAATTTGCCAGTGGAATATCGACAACATCTAGTATCTATTGTGTCACAGGCATTGGCTCATAAACTGTTTGAAAATCCTAAACACGTAGTATTACAAGAATATTTATTGGGGTTGGTTGTATTTTTATCCAGCGACACAATTGTCTACAATAAATTTACAGAATTTTTACAACAAACGGCCCAGGACGATCACCTCACTGGGCTGGCCATGTCCATTGGCAATGCCAAGTTTTATAATATTCTCAGCGATCAGCACAGACAATGTAAGTTGACTTTTGACCAACAACCTGTTAAAATAGGTTAATGTACAATCCTAAATTTGATTATCAACCCATACCTCGGGTCACAATAGAGGGCCGGCGTTACTATGCCACGCCAGATGGCAACAACTTGCCCAGTGTGACCACAATTCTGGATCGAACAAAACCTCCAGAAAAAGTCGAAGCATTGAACCAATGGCGTCGACGTGTGGGTGCAGAAAAAGCACAACAGATCACAACCGAAGCCGCCAATCGTGGCACACGTATGCACACCTATCTTGAGCAGTATGTCAAGGATGGTGCTATCCGAGAACGTGGATCAAATCCTTACTCTTGGCCCAGCCATGTGATGGCAGAGACTGTGATTACAGAAGGACTCAAAAACGTAAGTGAATTTTGGGGAATCGAAGTTCCACTATATTTTCCCAGTATCTACGCAGGCACAACAGACGGTGCTGGTATACATCTAAATGAAGAAGCCATACTAGATTACAAGCAAACCAACCGGCCCAAAAAACGTGAGTGGATTGATGATTACTTTGTGCAACTTTGTGCCTATGCAGAAGCACACAACGAAATACATGGCACACGCATACGCAAAGGCGTTATCCTAATGTGTGTCAAGCCTGATCTAGACGAGCAACACAACATCATTGGTCGACCGCAATATCAGGAATTTGTGTTGGCGGGTGCAGAATATGATCGTTACCGAGATCTATGGTGGCGAAAGGTCGAGCAGTATTACATGCTAAATACTTGATCACAAGAGGACAATCATCGTGGCAATTGTACAAGTATCCCAAATCACAAACCGTAAAGGTCTAGCAGAAAATCTACCGCAATTGGCCGGTGCTGAATTTGGCTGGGCCACAGACAGCCGTCAACTATACATCGGCAACGGCACCCTGGCCGACGGTGCACCTGTGATCGGCAACACAGAAATACTCACAGAGTATTCCGATGTGTTTACCGGACGCACTGAATTTGCATTCGGTGATCTTGTGGTCAAGGCAGGAACCACCGCTACACTGACCAATAACGCCACTACTCAAACAGTGTTCACAATCGATGCTGTCGCGATTCCAGCATTTGAAGTCAAGTATATGATACGCCGAGGTGTATACACCAGAACCGGCACTTACATTGTGGTAGGCAGTACAGATGGCACCAGCGGAACATTAACAACTTCAGATGTTAATCCAGTACAGAATGGATCAACTGGTGTTACATTTACAGTTACCGAAAGTGCCAGCACTATTACCTTTGCCTACACCACCACCAACACAGGTGTCACAGGAACCCTTTACTACTCCATCAGTTACTTTCAAGTTTGATGTGGCCACTTACATTTGAACAACGCCTACATGCGTGGGGTGTTCTTCGTGAATCAGTTCAACACGCACCTGTTGAACATGTTCTTGCCGAAGTCAACGCCTGGTGGTTTCACGCACCCTGGAGAGCCTATCACCTGCACTGGGATGATCGGCCAAACTGGCCAGATCCCTGGGAACTTTTGAGCGACAATATCTATTGTGATCTTGCTCGCGGGCTGGGAATCCTGTATACTATAACTCTGCTGGATCGTGCAGATCTGCAGAATTCAGTATTGGCAGAATCAGATCAGGGCAATTTAGTCCTGGTCGAGCAAGGGAAATATATATTGAATTGGGACTCTGAACAAGTGTTAAATATCAGTCCAGGGCCGATCAAGACCCAACACAGCATAACACAACAACAAATACAACAACAAATCAGGTAACAATGAAGCAAATTATAGTACAAAAACGCAGTGGCAGACGCGAGCCGCTGGCGTTGGAGAAATGGCAGGCGCAGATCGCCAAGGTGTGCGCAGGTATAGCAGATGTCAGTCAGAGCATGATAGAAATCAAAGCCCAGTTACATTTTTATGATGGCATCACAACAAAAGAAATTGACGGCATCACACTCAGAGCCATAGTGGACTTGATTGACGTAGAATCCAACCCTGATGTGGGTCATACCAACTATCAGTACGTGGCAGGCAAACAGCGGCTGAGCATGTTGCGTAAAGACGTATATGGCACATACGATCCTCCCCACCTGTTGGAGATTGTGAAGCGGAATGTGGCCACTGGTTTGTATACTCCTGAACTGTTGGAATGGTATTCAGAAGAAGACTGGAATCGCATGAACGACATGATCGATCATGCAAAAGACGAGCAGTATTCTTATGCGGCTGTGGAACAGTTGATTGAGAAGTATCTTGTTCGCAATCGTTCAACAAAAGAAATTTACGAAACACCACAGGTTCGTTACATGATTGCGGCTGCCACGGTGTTCCACACGGAAGAACCTAACTCTGCTCGTATGCGCTATATCAAAGAGTATTACACTGCGGCCAGTGACGGTTTGTTTACTCTTGCTACTCCTGTGCTGGCTGGCCTTGGTACTCCCACCAAACAGTTTAGTTCTTGCGTACTCATCCGAAGCGACGACGACTTGGACAGTATTTTCGCGTCCGGGGAAATGATGGCCAAGTATGCCTCAAAACGTGCTGGCATTGGTTTGGAGATTGGACGATTACGTCCATTAGGCTCACCCATACGTGGTGGCGAAATCATGCACACCGGCATGATACCATTTTTAAAGAAGTGGTTTGGAGATTTACGCTCATGCTCACAAGGAGGTATCCGCAATGCAAGTGCTACTGTATTCTATCCCATTTGGCATCATCAGTTTGATGATCTTATCGTTCTCAAGAACAACCAAGGCACAGAAGAAACTCGTGTCAGGCACATGGACTATGGGGTTGTTCTTTCCGCATTCTTCTGGAGACGATTTAAAAATCGAGAAAACATAACTTTCTTTGATCCCAACCAAGTGCCAGAACTGTACGAAGCGTTCTATGCCAACACTGAACGCTTTGAAAAACTTTATGTTGAGTACGAAAAACGCAAAGACTTGCGCACAAAAACAATGAGTGCTGAAGAAGTATTCAAGTCGGGCATCTTGAAAGAACGTACAGATACAGGTCGTATCTATCTTGTGTTCATTGACAATGTCATGAACCAAGGTCCGTTTGACACTGAATATCATACCATTTACCAGAGTAATCTTTGCTGTGAAATCCTCTTACCTACAAAATCTTTTAAACGCCTTGACGATGCCAAAGGACGCATTGCTCTTTGCACACTGGGCTCAATTAACTGGGGTGCGTTCAGGAATCCTGAGGATATGCGTAGGGCTTGTCGTATTTTGCAACGCTCGCTTTGTAACATTCTCGACTACCAAGACTTCCTCTCCATCCAGAGTCAGTTATCAAATGACGAAATTCAGCCGCTTGGTATCGGCATTACTAACCTTGCTTACTGGCATGCCAAGCGCGGACTCCAATATGGTAACAAAGATGCTCTTGGAGAGGTTAAATCTTGGATGGAACACCAAGCCTTCTACCTTACAGAGGCTACGGTTGAATTGGCAAAGGAACGTGGTCGTTGCAAAGATTCTGACCGCACCTACTACGGTAAAGGTATCTTTCCTTGGGAGCGACGTGCGACCGGAGTCAACGAACTCACCGACTTTACGCCTGAATTGAACTGGGAAGGCCTACGTGCCGAGATGCGTAGTTATGGTGTGCGTAACGCTACACTAATGGCCATTGCACCGGTAGAGTCTAGTTCAGTTGTGATCAACTCAACCAACGGCATTGAAATGCCCATGAGTCTGATCTCAGTTAAGGAATCTAAAGCAGGTAGCCTTACACAAGTTGTGCCCGAATACCACAAGTTGAAAAACAAGTATCAAATGATGTGGGCACAAAAAGACTGTGATGGATATTTAAAGACTGCGGCTGTGTTAGCGGCCTATGTTGATCAAAGCATTAGTACAAACACATTCTACAACCCAGCGCACTTTGCAGACCGTAAAGTTCCCACAACGCTGATTGCTCGCAACTTGATGCAGGCACACCACTGGGGAATCAAAACATTCTACTACAGCCTGATCAACAAACAAGGTAGCAAACAAGTGGATGAGGCGGTACCCCTTGAAATTATTGATTTTGATCTCGAAGACGCCGATTGCGAAAGTTGCAAGTTATGAACAGCATAGAAAAGATCTGGGCGCGAGCCACCGGTCACCTAATGGGCGAGTCAGATCATGATCGTCCTGATGTGCCTATTCTTACTTTGCAAGAAGCACGTCTTGCACTATTCCTAAAAACCTTTTGGGTAGCAATACACGTGGTAACCTGTTGTTTCATTATTGCTGGCGTTGTAAGACACTGGAACAATTAGCATGTTAGAAACCTGTTGTGATATATTAGTAGATGCGTACAAACGCAATTGGATAACCAGTAGAGATGGCAACATCTCTATACGTCATCACGACCGTGATCATTTTTATATCACACCGTCGGGTGTGCGTAAGCAAACAATGCAACCTGATCAATTTAAAAAGATTCAAATTGGCAAATGGGACAATGGGTTTGGTGAAAACACTTACAACTGGCAAGAGTTGGACTACACTGACATTAGTAAGAATTTGACTCCCAGCGGAGAGATCCCTCTGCACTTTGGACTACAGCAAGAAATGGGACAACACAAAAATGATGTTAGAGTTGTTGTTCATGTACACCCAACCTATTGTATTGCGGCCATGCATGCCGGAATTGATTTGAGTACCATCAGCGATGTATTTCCGGAACTGAATCGCTATACTCGGGTAGCATCCAATGTGGGAGATGTGGCACCCATCAGTCAAGAACTGGCTGATGCATGCCATCGTAATCTGGGACTAGACCCAGAGGGCAATATTCAGTTTGATATTGTGGGTATCAAGGGACATGGAGTTGTGGCCATTGATGTCACCCCGTGGCGTGCCTATGAGCACATAGAGAGATTGGAACATATTTGCAAGATAGTTCTTGCATCAGAAAAACACAAATGAGACAACAATACAATTTAAAAATCAACTTTGGTGAATCGACATGCCATTAATTCAAAAATTTATACATACCTGGCCCCAAGGATCAACTCCAATATTTTTTGAGGATTGGATACTGACCTTGCCACAATCTGAACAAGATGAATTTCAAGAAAGCCGACGTAATCAATACCGGCTGAGACAGGCAGCAATCGACGAAGGTCGAATGATTATGAGAGATTCTGCTAATGCCAATGAGTGGGGTGAGTATGTATGGAAAGATGCAGAAGCATTTGACGTTGGAAAACAGCACGATCCAATCTGGGTAAGATATTGGCAACGCTGGGAGAAAGAAACTGGAGTAATATTCACAATGGAAACTATAGAGGAATAATAATATGTCAACACAACAATACAATTTAAAAACAAAAACAGATTACCTTTCAAGAAAAATGTTCTTGGATCCAGCAGGTCCTGTGACCATTCAGCGTTTTGAAGAAGTCAAGTACAACAAACTGGTCAAGTACGAACAAGAAGCACGTGGATTCTTTTGGGTGCCAGAAGAGATATCTTTGACCAAAGACGCACAAGACTTTAAAGATGCAAGTGACACAGTCAAGCATATCTTTACGTCAAACTTACTGCGCCAAACAGCATTAGACAGCCTGCAAGGACGCGGTCCCAGTCAAATCTTCACACCTGTTGTGAGTATTCCTGAACTCGAAGCATTAGTCTACAACTGGACATTTTTTGAAACCAATATTCATTCAAGAAGTTACAGTCACATCATTCGCAACATCTACAATGTGCCCAAGGATGTGTTCAACACAATCCACGACACCGAAGAAATTGTGAACATGGCATCCAGTGTGGGCAACTATTATGATCGACTGCACATGATCAACTGTCGTAAAGAGTTGTTGGAAGAGTTTGCCGAACGCGAACATATCAAGGCCATTTGGTTGGCACTCAATGCCTCCTATGCTTTAGAAGCATTCCGCTTCATGGTATCATTTGCCACAAGCCTGGCCATGGTCGAGAACAAAATCTTCATTGGCAACGGCAATATCATTCAACTGATCCTGCAAGATGAACTGCTACACAAAGAGTGGACAGGCTGGCTGATCAATCAAGTGGTCAAGGAAGACCCTCGCTTTGCGGCTGCCAAGATCGAGTGCGAAGTCGAAGTATATCAAATGTACCTGGACGTGATCCGTGAAGAAAAAGCCTGGGCTGATTACTTGTTTCAGAAAGGACCTGTGATAGGACTCAATGCCAATATTCTCAAAGACTTTGTGGACTACACTGCCAATGCGGCGCTGAAAGAAATTGGCATCAAGTATACTGAACCAGCACCACGCTCAACGCCTATTCCCTGGTTTACCAAACATGTAGACACCAGCAAGAAACAGTCCGCATTGCAGGAAACTGAGAGTACAAATTACGTAATTGGGGTCATGTCCGATCAACTGGACTACGAAGAATTACCAGAACTATAACAAGGAAAACTAAAATGACAAAAGCCATTGTATGGTCCAAAGACCAGTGCCCCTATTGTGACCAAGCCAAGGCCTTGCTCAAGATGAAAGGCATTGAATTTGAAGAACGCAACGTGAGCCGTGACTGGACACGTGAACAACTATTAGAAGCAGTACCAAATGCTCGCACAGTGCCACAGATCTTCTTGGATGAAGAACTGGTGGGCGGATTTACAGAACTAAAGAAAAGGTTTGATAATGCTACTTGAAATCGACAAAGGACTTGCCGAAGGCGACGTGGTCACACTCAAACTCACATCAGGTGAGGAGATTGTGGCCAGACTGGATAAAGAAACTGACACACACTATAGATTGACCAAACCCATGGTCATTGCCATGGGTCCAAACGGCCCAGGACTCCTGCCCTACCTGTTCACAGTGAGTCCGGACAAGACCATTGGCCTGAGCAAAACCACTGTGACCGTGGCTGTAGCATCTGACAAGCAGTTTGCCAGTCAATACATGCAAAGCACAACCAACATACAAATGGTTTAAAACGACGGCTTTTTGTTTCCATAAATATACAATGGGACATCGCTTTGTGATCATGCGTGACGATCAGTTGTTGGAATACACAGAGTATGAGCAGATTCCAGATCGGTTTGATCACGTGATTGAGTTTGCTCCTGAAGCCCCACCCGGACCGCACACGGATCAAGATCATGAAGAAATTGATCAGTGGCACTCAAAATTTGAAAGATTAATGGAAATAGAATATGCCAGCAGCCGCAAGACAAGGTGACAGTTGTGTGATTCATTGCTCTCCGTTTAACGTGGCAGCAGGCAGTGCCAGTGTGTTTACCAATGGCAGAGCCGCCGCTCGGGTAGGAGATCCGGTGGATTTACATTTGAATCTTGGTAAAAAATGTTTCCCACACTCGGCCACCATTGCTTCAGGATCAGGATCTGTTTATATCAACGGCAAGAAAGCCGCCCGAGTAGGCAGTAAATTAAAAGGCTGCACCTCAGTCAGTGGCGGGTCAGGTGATGTTTTCATTGGTGGCTGATTGTGGCTGAGTCGATATTAACACCACTGCAATTGATAGCGGGCGCCAGCCTTAGCAACAATCAAGGTATACAACTGGCTACAGACTTTGCTAATGCACTGGCATCCTACAACGGTACGCCATTGATACACCCCTTGCTGATAGCACTTGGCAACAGTTCTGCGGCCAATCTGTCTAATGTGACATTACTGGGTCTTGAGACCATGGCAGCCAACACTTGTCCTGCCCTGGCTGACAACACACCGGCCAACTATGCTCCTGCAATTGGCAGCAGTCTGGGTAGCCCTGCTCTTGGCAACAGTATTTTGGGATTCACCGGAATCATCAGCGGCATAGGTAATTCTTATCTAGGCAATGGCAATGTGAGTGTGTTTTCTCAAGTGTTTGCTGGCGCAGTAGGCTATATTGATCAAACCAATGCATTTATTAACACAGCCATAAACAGTCAGACCTATCTAGGCAGCACATTCACCAGCATGAACAGCCTTATCACTGGCAATTTAACTGATGTCAATTTGGCCTTGCCTTCGTTCGGCAGTGACTTGGCACGACTTGGCTTTCTCATTGACTTGCCCAACCTGGGCAACTTTGGCCTGCCCAGCACAGTGTTCAAGCAGTTGGCCACAGTGGCCAATCTCACAGCAAGAATCACTGTGGCACTCCGGCAAGTGGGATTCTCTACCTCGCAAATTGAACGCATCACTGATCCTGATGCACGACTGACCGACACAGAAGAAGCACGACTTTACAGAGCCATGCTGTTGATCACTGGACAGTCTCTGCAACAGGTGTGCGACATTTTGAAAATCACTTTGCCTGTGGCTGGTGTCAATACCACCCAGCCACAAAATCCTGGCCTGAACTCCATGGCCGATCTCTTAGACCCTGTAAAAATCTTCCCCAACAGTTTTGCCAGCCTCACAGTGAGAACCTATAATCAAAACACCACCAGTGAGTTGAGATCTATCTATCTGGATGCCACCGGCAATGTCAACAGCAAACTTACAGAATATCTACCAAGATATGTGATAACGGTGGTACCAGCATGATTACCTATGAACGCTTGAGCAAAATTATACCCGCAGATCAGGCATTAGCCTGCAAGGCTGTGAGTGTGAGTCTACAACAGATAAAAAACATAACCAATTTGTCTTTGCCAAATTTGGCCACAGCATTTGCGGGCACAGTGACCACTCGAGATCTAAACTTGATCAATGCACTGACCACGGCTGTGCCTGCCTCAGTGACTGCCTACTATACCACCAACTATGCCACCGGCACAGGACCGGGCAATACTCTGGTCTTAACCGATTTATTGGGTGCCGCAGTGGGAGTTGACTATATCACTCAATTGAACAATGCTGTGACCACTATCAACTCATTGGCCGCTGCCGGACAATTGGCAAATCTCACCAGTATCTATTTGACCATGGCCAACACAGTGAATGGCGTGTATGGCGATGCAGTAAGTGGTCCGGTCACAATACCGACGGGTCCGGCAGCAGGTACCTACGCCAATGCAGATGAAGCCTTTGGAAATGCGTTGACTCCGGCTGCCATAACAGAAATTGGCAGTGTAGTCACAATCAATCCCAATCAAACCACTGCACTCAATACTGATTTCAACAACATGGCACAAAAAGTCGTAAACGAAAGTCACAACCTGGCCTTGGCGGGAATCCAAATTATCAACTTGAATACCACAGGAGATACCCTGGGCCCGATCATGAGTTTTGTTGAAAGTCTGCCCACATATGGGCTGAAAAAAGAAGTCAACGGACCTGTTTGGTTCCTGGAACAAGTGGCCAATCTTACCACTCTGGGCGGTCAAGCCATTGTGGGTTGCCTACGCGAAGGACAAAATCTAGCAGTTCTTAACAATGTAGGAATTGGTGTGGATACCGCCGTTCCTGACACTTCTAGTTTCCCCATTCTGATTGCAAATCTCATTCCAGCCACGTATACTACAGCACAAGCAGCCAATTTAGTGGTAATTTAAACACCTAATACGTGTTTCTACTAAATATTATTCTGTGTTTGTAATCAAACACTCTTTTTAAAAGGAAAAACTAAATGAAGAAAATCTTCGCAATCTTGGCCTTGGCCATCACAGGTACTGCATTTGCAGCCGACAGTTTCACAGTTGAAGGTCAACACGTGAACAACGCAGGTGCCGCGGCACAACAAACTTATGCTTTGGGTGTAAAGAAAGAGTTCACAGGCTTTGCCGGTGACTTAGCATTCTCTAACACACAAACCGAAGGTACAAATGCGTTAACCACACGTCTTGAAGCAGGCGCCACAGTGGCTGGCCCAGTTGGTTTATATGCACGTGCCGCAGTTGGTCAAAAGTACTCTAACACTACTGACTTCACATACTACTCTGTTGAGCCAGGTATCGCTGCCGCTGTTCCAGGCGTGTCAGGGTTGACTGGCAAATTTGGTTATCGTTTCCGTAGTGCATTTGATGGCACACAAAACAATGATCAAACTCAAACAGCACGTTATGCCTTGGCCTATGCTGTAAACAAAGACGACACCGTTGCTGTGAAATATGACCGCGTCAAGGGTGACAACAACCAAAAAATCATTGCAGTGCAATACACACGCGGTTTCTAAAAAGTAACACTCAAGTACTACTTTCTAAAAGTAATACTCTAGTACTACAAAAGCCCTACAAATCGTAGGGCTTTTCTTTTGGTTGACCAGATATTCAAGATCGGGTATAATCAAGACATGAAGTTAGAAATTAACGAAATACTACAGTGGACCGGAGCGGTGTTTATCATTGCTGGTCACAGTCTTAATGCCATGGGCCCTGCGGTCTATCCTTACAATATCCTTGCATTTTTCATAGGAACCATCCTGTTCATGGCCTGGACCATACGTGTGGCTAATCGCCCACAGTTGGTGGTTAATATTGTTACTCTAATGCTGGGTGCGTCGGGTTTGATCAAAGCATTTGGTTGACCCAAAATTACCCTTTTGCTACAATATACACATATCAAGACAAAAAGGAATCCAAAATGACCGTAGCAGACTTGATTGCAATACTCCGCAAAATGCCAACTGATGCCACTGTTGTAACTCACGACAGCGATTACGGATATTGCAAGCCGATCGTTTCCTTGGACGATGACGGCGAAGTTGTAATCTCAGTAGGTTGACTCAAAATAGCCGATTTGTTATAATACTTGTATAGAAACTAAAAAGGAGTCCGTAATGAGTACAGAAACTTACAATCGTTTGACAGAACAACAAAAACGTGAAGTTCGTATGTATGGTTGCACTGAAGCAGAGATGCGTGAAGCAGTGGAACAAAGCATTACCTATCGCTTCTCCGGACCGGCCATGATGGCGGCCAGCATCTTGAGCGATGCACAGGAAATGATCAACACCGAATACGGCGAAGTCGACAGCATGCGAGCCGAAGATGCTCGTCAAGCAATTAATCGTGCCAAATTTGTTTTATTCACCTACATCATGGACCGGGAGACAGCATGAGCCGCATGAGTGATCTTGAAATTCAAATTGAAGAACTGCTAGACCAAGGGCAAACCCCTTTCATGATTGCACAACTGCTGGACATTCCAGTTTCGTGGGTCTATAGTGTGGAAGAAAATAGCCCTTTTGCAACATCAAACAGTTGACCAAAAATTCGTTTTCGGTTATAATACATTTTTAATTCATTAACTCAGGAGATCGTATGTCTTATTCTTTTGCAGGTACTTCTGTACTAAAAGGTGAACTCAAAGTTCGTTTTGCCAACTCAGACGCTCGTGCCAAGCAATTGGCCAAACTAGGCGACACAGATGTAAACATTGTGCCATTACCACATGTGATGGACAAGACCGCGGCTGTGGCATACTTGCTGGAGTCTGGCTTTGCCCAAGACATCTTGGTTCGTGCCGCACTAGAAGCCGAAGTGGCTCCTCGAGTCAAAGTCAAAGCACCACGCACTGTCAAGGTACGTGTGAAGTTGGTCAAGCCCAAAGCAAAGGCCAAGGTCAAGATAGACCGCACTGCGGCCACAGAAGCCGAAGTGGACGCATTGTATTCAGCAGTTTACGGCACCAAGTAATGGTCATCAACGCCTTTTTTGTTTGGCTCAATTGGCGCATTGCTGATTGGTGCTTTGAAAACAACAGCCCTGGCTGGGGCTGGGCAAACATTTTCTTCAGTGCCTACAACGGCGCTATTATTGTGTATCAGTTATCAGGAGGTTAACATGGGACTAGACATGTACGCATACACTGCCGCCAAAGAACAAGCGGACCGTGAAACTGGCTGGACTAGCCAGCGTGAAATCGCCTACTGGCGCAAGCATCCTAACTTGCACGGTTGGATGGAACAACTTGCCAAATCTAAAAAAGTCAAATACAACACATTCAACGGTGTTGAACTAGAAATCACCTGGGAAGATCTGGATGAACTGGAACGTGCGGTAACACATGACCAACTGCCAGGTACGCAAGGATTCTTTTTTGGTGATGGTGCAGATGACTACTACAAACCACAAGATCTTGAATTCATCAAGAAAGCCCGAGCAGAATTGTTCTTGGGACTTAAAGTGTTTTATAACTCATCATGGTAACCACTTAAATATATGGACGAGATTGACTTCTCAAACGAAAGGTTCGACCACACGATGGCCGCAGGTTGGATACGTGATTTGGAAAGTTCGGACAGTCGCATACACAAGGAAAAAACCATTGAAAAAGCATTAATGGCAGCCAAATTGGGCAGTGCCGATGCACAATGTTTTCTCTTCAACTGCTACCAGGCCTACAATCCTTTCTACACATTCAACATCCGTCAAGTGCCTGAAACATCTGGCCTGACTGATCGGCCCAACCCTTGGACAAAATTTTGGGGGTTGCTGGAAGCCCTACGCACAAGATCAAGCACAGGCAATCGTGCCCGTGAAAGTATCGAGCAAATGAGCCAGCAGTTCGACTCAGACGAGTGGAACAACTTGGCTCGTCGTGTGATGATCAAGGATCTGCGTTGTGGCATCTCTGAGAAAACACTAAACAAAGTGCTGGGCAAAACAGAATACCGGATTCCTGTGTTTACTTGTCAACTGGCTCAGGACTCCACAGACCAACCCAAGAAACTCAAAGGTATCAAACGTTTAGAAGTCAAACTGGATGGTGTGCGTGTGTTGGCAGTGATTGACGGTGCCAATGTCACCCTGTTCAGTCGTAATGGCAAAGAGTTTGAGAACTTCCCACAGATTGCAGATGCCATTGAAGATGCCCGCAAGCACTTTCAGTGGGGTCGTGGCACCGGTGGTCGTTTTGTGTTGGATGGTGAGATTGTGGGTGAAAGTTTTCAGAAACTCATGAAGCAGGCACATCGCAAAACGGATGCGGTGACAGAAGGCATGGTGTACCATATATTTGATATACTTCCCCTGGAGTCCTTGCAGGAAGGTCACTGCAACATACAACAATACAAACGCATTGAGTGGATCGAAAGTGCTCGAGATCGTCTCAAAGATACTGCTTGCCTACGCATCATGAATGGCCTGGAAGTGGATTTGGACACAGCGGAAGGGCATGACATCATGCAACGATTTGCCGAAGCGTCAGTGGCAGAAGGCTTTGAAGGTATCATGATCAAATCAATGGATGCACCCTATGAGTGCAAGCGTTCGGACTCATGGATGAAATGGAAACCCACTATATCAGTTGATCTCAAAATTGTGGGTTTTGAACCAGGTACTGGTCGCAATGCGGGCCGGTTGGGTGCTATAATATGTGAAGGAGAAGACAATGACCGTAGAATTTGTGTTAATGTTGGTACTGGCTTTAGTGATACTGTTCGTGATGAGTATTGGACCTCAAGGGATCAGTTACTTGGTCACTTGGTTGAAGTGCAGGCGGACGCAGTCACACAAAACCAAGACGGAACCTACAGCCTCCGATTCCCCCGGTTCTTGAGATTTCGTGACTTTGACGCAGGAGAGAAAGTTTGATGACTTCCTTGTATGAAATAGTACTAGTGGCTGTGATGGTAACTCAAGGCCCTGCAGGCGGCCCGATGAGTTTGGAGTACCAACCTTTGGATTACTACAATTCATGGAGTACTTGTTTGAAAGAAGAACGCAAACTACAGGCACGAATCAAGGACCGAGAAAGAACTCGAGCCTATATTTGTTTAAAAGTTGATAGAGAATAACGCAATGACAGCACGATCAGCCGACGGTGTTCGCGGACACATATTAAACTTAGTTGACGGAACTGTAGTGTTCCGTGTGTATGATGCAGAACACAACTTTGTGGACTATGATATACATCACAGTGACTTGTGTGTTACAATCACTGATCCAGATGCGTATTTTTATCGTCGAGATGGCCAAGACATACTGGACCACGCTCCTGCAACATTGGGGATGACACATGATGATACTTGAAATATTTGTAGCAGGCATGATCACTGCCTTTGGTTGGTGGACTAGCACACACTACATTATTGAACCTTATTTTCCACCACCTGTTGAAAAGAAAGTGGAACAAAAATGAAAATTGGATTGAGTTACAGTCGTTGTGTTCGTGACATTGTGGATGGCAAGGTAGACATTGCGGACGTGCTGGTGTTGATCACTCGTACAGATTTTGATCCGCATGTGGACGACCAGTGGCGAGGTATTTGGATCGGCTACGGTGGTGGCACGGAAAATGCCTACAGCGGTGGATTCTTCAGTACCAGCAATCCCGAATGGGCTGGCTATCATGACGAGGATCAATTTCGTAGTGTCAGCATTGAACTTTGGGAAACTGGTCGACTACACCAACCGCGCAAGTTTGGGGCTCATCCTGCTCGGCGTCCAGAAATCTGGTTGGAAACTGTGCTACCAGATTCAGAAATGCAGAGTCGCCCAGCAGTGAAAGCGGCCTGGGATCATTTCCAGACCCTTGCAGGGTTGACCAACACACAACTGGATCGAGAATACAGATGAGAAATCCAATGGCTCGGATTGCACTTGATTTTGCGCCAGGGTTACACGGACACTTTTTAGAACTAGTCTTAAATAAGTATATCTATGGTGTGCCTTTTCGATCAGATAAAATTTTTCAATCATCTGGTGCAGTTCATGCAATCAATATTGATCAAGATTATCAAAGTCAAAAAATTGTTTATCAAGGCCACTTTTCTTCGTTTGACTATCCTTATTGCGCCCGCACTAAAAAAGTAGTTTTTATTAACCATGATCCTGAACTAGATTTTGTTTTATTAACCAATATTTTTTACCGTTGTCATAAAGATGCTGTTAATGTTGCGGACTTTGACGTGAATGCAATAACTGCAATACACAAACAATTTTTAATAACTGGTAATACGGATTTAGATTTTAGAAACAACTGGTTTGCAAAACTAAACGAAAGACATTTTGATCATGCATCAATGCAACCAGATACGCAGTTACCGTTGTACAATTTTGATTATAAAAGTTTTTTTGATTTAAGTAATTTTTGTATGGAACTTCAAAAAACAGCACACTTTTTACAAGAAACTTTTAAGTTCGATTACACACTAGCAGAACTTTGGCAAAAATTTATTAACTTGAATCAAGGTTGGATACTGCGCAAACAAGCACATTTAATCTTAGAATCAACTTTGTCAAAGCATGAGTTATCAATTCCTAACGATTGGAAATTGCATGCCTATCTAAATTTTCAATTGAGTCGAATGTTTGACTTACATGACGGACAATTGTATACTGAGCCTAGGTACCCTGGTGTCACCAGTGAACTATTGGCCGTGGTACAAGAGCATTTGTCAAATTTTGACAGTAAATTCTAATATGATTGATAAAGGAGTTTCGGAGTGTCTAAAAAATCCAAAATAGCAGAAGTAGATATTGTAAATCCTGAGCATGACAAACTCATGGAGGTGTTAAAGTTTACGCCACGCACATATAAAATTAGCCTGTGGGGTTATGGTGGTGAAAAAGTCATGGGCACTGTAGAACGTGATGTATGGGACTACTGCATGGAGAACCAAGTTGACTTGTCCGAGGTTGCTTGGAGTGATGAGGAAACAGTTCAAGATGACATGAACCTTGATGTTGATCGTTTACCGTTCACGCCTGGCTCGTGGTATGAATGTGATGACATGGCACACACCAATGGTGTTAGCCGTAATGCTGGCACCCTTCAAATCGAAGATGAAAACGGCACGGTCATATATGAACGGAGATTGGAAGATTGCGATGGTGGCCGTGACGATAGCCCAGAATGGTCATGCAATGACGAAGCCTGGGTTGGCAGTAAGCCTGCTGGCACAGTGGTGTTCATCGGTACCAGCAATGAAAAAGGCACATTCTTCGAAGGCGAAATCAACCTTACGCAACCTTTTGATATTACCAAACTGACCCTGGGCTACGATGACATCGACGGTGAAGAACTGGTCAACAGTGTGACCTATGATGATGAAGACATTGACAACTGGGGCGGTAGCACCGATGGTAAGAGCAGTGACTTTGGCATGTATCTTGTGAAGGATAGTAATTCGTGGGAAACTTATGCGCCAGAAGAAAAAGACTGGGGACATCCTCCGCATGGCACAAGTCCCAGCACCTGGGAAAAATCTAAAACATTTAAGTTTGATAAAGTCCAACCCACCCTGCCCGGCTACTATAGTTGCACCTGGAAAAACTATGGTACAACGTATGGCTCAGCCTATTGGGATGGCTCACAGTTCGGCGAATGGGAATACGGTAAGTTCACGCCTATTACAGGAGAGATTGTGTCTTGGTCAGGATACAACTGGGACACCGGTTCATGGGTTAATCAACCACCAGAACCGGTAGATGTTGCTTGTGACGATAAAAAATGCGGCTGGGTAGGCATGAGCACTGATCGTCGAGAAGATGCGGAACACAACGACCATTGTCCACATTGCAATGGCACAGAATTCTCCTGGATTGACTATGATCCTGATACCGCACTGGGCCGCAAGAATCGTGCTAAGTATTGTCTAGAGTGGGATCCAGCGGTTTCGTTAGAACGAATCCCAGTCCCAGAAGGATTAAAACTCATCAATTGTGCCTGCAAAGGCTGTGCATGGGAAGGTCCCATCGACGATACATTAAATAATGCAGACGATGAGATGACATGTCCAGAGTGCAGTAGTTATGTAGAGATTCTAAGCGATGAAGACGAAGCAATGGCCGATGCTACCAAGTGGCCAGCAACAAGACCTTAAAGGGGAAAACTATGAATGATACCGTTATATTTAATGATGAACAATACCGTTCAGCAGAACAAATCAACTCGGCCATGGGTCGTGTTTACGGACACATGAGTCTGGCAGTGATTGTGAGTATGCTGGTCAGTTACTGGGTAGGCACCACACCTGAACTGCTGGCATTCTTTTTTACAGGTGTGATGAAGTGGATTGTGATCTTTGCACCACTAGCGGCTATATTTGGTGTGAGCATGATGCTGGGCAACGATCCAAGTAAACCCATGGCACAGTTATGCCTACATGGCTTTGCGGCCTTGATGGGCCTGAGTTTCTCAATGATCTTTGCTGTGTTTGCCATGGGATCGATTGTGAGTGCATTCATGGGTGCGGCCATCCTGTTTGGGGTCATGAGTGGGTATGGTTACTTTACCCGACGTAGTTTAGATAGTGTTGGTAAGTTTATGTTTGTGGGTTTGATCGCCATCTGTATTGCCAGTATTGTGAACATCTTTATTGGCAGCACCGTGATGCAGATGGTGATCTCCGCATTGGCCATCATAATCTTTCTTGGACTCACTGCCTATGACACACAACAGATCCGTGAAGAACTCAGTGTGGAAACTACCGATGCCGCAGAAGTGCGTGGTGCCCTGACCTTGTACATGGACTTTATCAACTTGTTCTTGAATTTGTTGCAATTGTTTGGCGATAGAAAATAAACACTACTGAGTTTAGAACAACAATAAGTTGACACGCCACCATCTCTCTTGTACAATGTACTTGTGCATGAGCAAGGAGATTGGTGGCGATCTAATGGCGTGAGCGGGGTGATTGAACGCCCGGGCCCGACAGAGCCGTGGCAGGTAGATATAATGTCCACAAGGTTGAGACACTGTCCAAGATCCGGCAACGGATCAAAACCGGCTGATACCCGGTGTATGCTCAAGTTGGAAATCACAGTGAAAGGAAGTTCAAATGTCTGTTAAAATAGAAGCCTCTGATTCCACGCTTCCATCCCTTGACTCTCTTAAAACAACGGCTTTGCCCATGCACAAATTATATTTCGAACTGTCAGGTGTGGACACATGGTATGCTATCATGCGGGAAGCACGAGCACAGTTTGGCAAAAACTGGCGTAGTCAAGCACATGTCAAACGGCGACTAGAACATGCCAGCCTCTGGCGACTAGGTAACTCTACAGAACGTGTGTGGTTTGAAGTGCCAGATCCCAAGTTTGGAACCTGGATAGCAATCAAACATGCGGTAAGACAAGTAGAACCCGGTAAATAATACTCTATGATATTTGGTTTCAGCATCCTGTCCACAGCAATCTTGCTCAGTTGTGTGGCCGCTTATTATTCGGTAGCAGGCTTGACAGCCATCTTCAGTGCGGCAGCCATACCTGTAATGATCATGGGCGGCAGCCTTGAACTAGGCAAGATTGTGGCCACAGTTTGGTTGCACAACAACTGGCAACGAGTGGGAGTGTTGTTTAAAGTGTATCTAGTACCTGCAGTGGCATTCCTAATGCTACTCACATCAATGGGAATTTTTGGATATTTGAGTAAGGCCCACTCAGATCAAAGTTTAGTATCAGGCGACGCAGTAGCAAAGGTAGCAATCTACGATGAAAAGATCAAGATATCTCGTGACAATATTGAAGCCGACCGCCGGGCACTTAAACAGATGGATGAGGCTGTGGACCAGGTTATGGGCCGATCAGCAGATGAAAAAGGTGCCGACAAAGCAGTTGCAATACGAAGAGGCCAACAACGAGAACGGGCTAGGATACTTGCTGACATCGAAACCGAACAGAAAAAGATTACTGGCCTTAATGAAGAGCGGGCACCACTAGCGGCCGAGTTCCGCAAGGTCGAATCAGAAGTAGGACCAATCAAGTACATTGCGGCCCTGGTGTATGGAGATAACCCTGATTCAAATGTGCTAGAACGTGCTGTGCGACTGGTAATCATCATGATTGTACTAGTGTTTGATCCACTGGCACTTACACTTATTCTGGCCGCCAACAAACAGTTTGAATGGGCACGGCAAGGCACTGGAGGCTTTGTACATGACAAGCCTGAACCCGAATCTGAACCCAGGTACGAGCCCGATGATGGCCCACTAACCGAAGATCAAATCACACAATTGCAAGAGATTGCAAAAACACCAGAACCGCCCGACGATCCTATACCCTGCTACAAGTGTGGCACACCATTGGTGGACGCTCCGGGTATTGGTTTGTTCTGTCCTAATAAAGAATGTGATGTTATAGACAATGTCAACGGTGAGGAACCGATTGAGTTAACAACGCCAATTGAAATTGAATACAAGTTCGTAGACGAACATCATGAACCTGATCACGAACCTGATCTACATGTGTATGATGACGAACGCTTGGTATCAAACTTTGACAAACAACAGTTGGCGGAACAGCCGTCTGTGTCAGAAAAATCTGCCTGGGACAACTATCTTGGCATACGAGCAGACAATGATGTCAACATCTTCAAGTCTGGCCTACTAAAAGGATTTGGTATTCGATTCCCTGACGACGCTGTCAAAGGCGATTCATTCATTAGAGTGGATCAAATGCCCAGTGCCTTGTACAAGTACAATGGCGTGAAGTGGATTGAAGTTGACAAAGGACTCAGTGACCAGTATGCCTACGACACAGCCTATATCGATCACCTGATAGAAAAACTCACCACAGGTGAATACGACCCTGAATTATTAAACGACGCAGAAAGAGAACAAGTGGCACAACGCTTACAAACAACCGCAAAAGGCATCTAATGGCAGCAGATTTGCACAACACCTGCAGTTTCTGCGGCAAGCACAAAGACTCAGTAAAAAAACTCATAGTAGGCGAAAAAGTAGGCATCTGTAATGAATGCGTGGACTTTTGTCAAGGTCTTTTGATTGAGGAAACAGTTGAATCCACAACAGTGGATGCTGCCGCTCCGAGAAAACTGGATCCTGTTGTGCTCAAAGAATATCTAGATCAGTATGTGATCGGCCAAGATTCGGCCAAGATCATGCTGAGTGTGGCCATTGTGAATCATTACAAACGCATCAACAAGACCACTCTGGAGCCCGAATTAGAAAAAGCCAATGTACTCATGCTGGGCCCCACTGGCTCGGGCAAGACCTTGTTGGCCAAGTCGGTGGCACGTTATCTTGACGTGCCGTTTGCCATTGCTGATGCCACCAGCATCACTGAAGCAGGCTATGTGGGCGATGATGTGGAAAGTCTTATCACAAGGCTGTATACCGCGGCCGGTGGTGATGTGAACAGAACACAACGTGGTATTGTGTTTGTGGACGAGATTGACAAGATTTCCCGCAAGGGCGAAAGTACCAGTATCACAAGAGACGTGTCAGGCGAGGGTGTGCAACAGGCCCTGCTCAAAATGGTAGAAGGCACTGTGTGTCGCATTCCGGCCGGTGGTGGCCGCAAGCATCCGTCAGGTGACATGATTGAAATTGATACTCGGAACATCTTGTTCATTGCCGGCGGCGCATTTGTTGGACTAGATTCGATTGTTAAAAATCGTGTGCAAGGAACAAGTATAGGATTCGGTGCCAAGGTTGAACGCGACTCAAATGCTGACCTTGCACTTACCACCCCTGACGATCTTGTCAAATATGGCATGATTCCTGAGTTTGTGGGACGTTTTCCTAACTGGGTTAGTCTGCAAGAACTTAGCAAGCAAGATCTTGTACACATTCTCACTGGTGTGAAAAACAATTTTGTTGAACAGTACAAGTGGTTGTTTGCCGAAGATGGAGTGGAATTGCAGTTTACAGAATCGGCCCTGGATACCATTGCTGAGCGCACCTTGCTCAACAAAACAGGCGCTCGTGGCCTACACAGCGAACTGGAACGTGTGCTGATGCCGCACATGTACAATCTCAAAAGATATCCTGCCATGGGCATCAAGTGCGTGGAAATTGCGCCCCACCAGGTAAATATTCCTACAGCACTAGAAGGCACAAATTGAAACTACACGGAAGATCAGTATTGGTAACAGATGGCAATGTTGAACGAGCCTTGCGCAAATTCAAGAAAAAAATTGCAGAATCCAATTTGATAAACGATCTTCGCGATAGAGAATTCTACGAAAAACCCACCACTGAACGCAAACGCAAAAAGTCTGCCGCTAAAAATCGTTGGCGTAAAAAATTAGCAGATCAACAACTGCCCCAAAAACTCTACTGATGTACATCGAGTTTGACTTACCGACCAATGATCGAGACAGTCAACACACCTACTACGCACTCAGTGTAATACGTGAAGAAATACAGGATTGGTTGGAAAAATATCCTGTTGAGTCAACACAAAAAACAATAAAATACAAACATAGATTGGCATTCAATGACGATCGAAACTATACTTTGTTTGCACTCACATGGAATCCAAAAAGTTGGAATCAAAAATACAGTTGGATACAATACCGCTTGATTGAGCCAATGAAAGTTGACACAAATTGATTTTTGCTGTATAAATACACTTGTAAAGTGCTGATACGCAGGCTTTACAAAGTCATAAATCGCTTAAAAAGGAGAAAAACATGACAAATTCTAAAACTCTGACTCTACGTTCTTTTGACGTTCCCCAACTGCACAAATTTGGTATTGGTTTTGACCACCTGTTTGACGATCTCATGCGTGTGAGCAGTTTGCAAAGCAATTCCAACTATCCTCCACACAATGTGATCAAGACCGGTGACGATACTGTTACCATTGAAGTTGCTGTGGCCGGCTTTGCAGAAGGTGAGATCGATATTGCGTTGGAAAAACGCATGCTGACCATTACCGGTGCTAGAAAAAATGCAGAAGATGAAAACCATGAATATTTACACCGTGGCATCAGCAGTCGAGACTTCAAGCACACATTTACCCTTGCGGAACATGTGGAAGTCAAGAACGCTGTGATTCAAAATGGTATTTTGGCAGTGGAACTTGAACGCCAGGTACCTGAAGAAGCCAAGCCTAAAACTATTGCTATCACATACACTTCCTAATATAATAGTGTAAATACAGTAGCGGGGCGGTCCCGCTACTGAACAATCAAGGATAAGAAATGTCGCAAGCAGAAACCGTTGTAACAACAAGAACAAAAACATCCATCAAAGAACCAAGTCTGTATCGGGTGATTTATCTCAATGACAACACAACCACAATGGAGTTTGTTGTGGAATCCTTGATAGAATTCTTTGGGTATACTGAAGAAACAGCCGCACAAATCACCGTGGCTATACATGACGCAGGATCAGCCACTGTGGCAGTGTTGCCATGTGAAATTGCCGAGCAAAAAGGCAGTGAAGTTACCACTCACGCTCGAGCGCAGAACTTTCCCCTTCAGATCAGAATAGAACCTGACGTCACGTGATCACCAGTTGATTTCGATGCGCTTGGGATAATACACATGTTTTCGGTGTGGTGTATCGCCGCGCCCACGACAGTTGTTGACATAACGTATGTCATTCAGGGCACGGTCAACTGTGCCGTGATAATGTCCAAAGCACCAGGTGTGTATTTTGCGTTCTGTGTCATTGGTGCGTACCAAGTGCATGAGCCTGTTGCCCATGCAATTGAAATCGTATCGGTGTGCTAGATCTATGTCGTGTTCGATCAACTCTGCTTGGGGCACGGTATGAGTCACAATCACAATTTTCTTGACATCTCGGTGAGTTTGTAGTTTTTGCACACTGCTGACCAAGTAGGCTGCATCTGTTCTGCTGGCATCCAGGATCATTTGTGTATCGACCACAACTTCAGGATGTCGTGCTTCGTAACGATCTTTCATCCATTGTCTAGAGCCTTCTGTGTCAATGCTGTCGTCTAGATCAAATCCCCACCAGCCATTGGTGCCCAGTATGGCCACACCGTCGATGACCACAACATTGTCCTGTAAATAAGTTACTCTGGGTATTCTGCGTATGGCTTGATTAAGTTTTGTGTAACTGGCACCCAGGTCACCAAGTTGAAAACGATGTTCGTCATTGCCGTCTATATAGAACACTGCGGCGTAACAGTCTGAAAGATGTCGCAGGAGTTTTTTAACTTGAACATGATCTCTAGCAACATCTCCTGCAACTACACATACCGGACTGGTGGCCAAGCCAGAAAAATTAATTAGTTCGCTCCAGGTTTCCAGATGCAGGTCGGAAATTAAATCAAATGTCATTGTCATGATACATATTTAAAAGGAAATGCAATGAACATAATATTTGGAACAGAAATGGCTCAACAAGCGCAGGATCGTTACACAGTGCTTGAATTAGATACTCTCAATCTAGTACCAACAGGTGAGACAGTCACAGTCTATTGCTTGGTAGAAACAGTGCCCATAACAGAAATGCCTGCTGTGGCGAGTCTACAAGATCTGCACTCAAATCTCATGACAGAATATAGAAAACAGAACTGGCACTACTGCGAGGATGCCATTGCACACCTGACCGGCAAATGGCATGGAGAACTCGACAGTTTTTATACTGAATTATATCAACGCATACAAGGTCTCAAACAGAATGATCTGTCGGTGGACTGGACTGGTCGAATCGATAAGACTGTCGAAGTTGCCTAAGATGTAGGGTCGCTATTTTACGTTTACCTCTGATTATGTCTAACATTTTGTTATTTTTCATTAATGTTAGCCATTTTAAATAATGTTTACCCCGAGACTTTGTAACTTGTTGTGCGGCCAAATTTAAATTGTTTTTTAGTTCATTTTTGACCTGATTGAAAAACGCATCACTGAAAAAATGTTTCTTATTGAATTCTGCAATAGATTTCATTTCTTGAAAAAAATCTTCACGTTCTTGACCCTGTAGATTTTGTATCTGTGTCATAGACCACATAATTTTTTCCATGCGTTTAAGACTGTCGGATTCCTGATCGTAAGACTCATCTATCCAGGGCGCAAAAGTTTTGAATCCATAACTTCTAATGTAATCCAGTGCGCCAGAGCCTGCAGCCAATATAAAAGGATGGCCACATGCAATTGATTTTAGAGTTTTTTCAGTTAAATGTATTCGACCATCATCAAATACTGTTTCTAATATCACGCTAATCTGAGTTGAGATAAAATCAGTATAATCATAATCTGCACTGGATGCACTAGAAACAGTATTGGTAGGAATCAGATCGATCAGTTGCGGATTGTTGAGATTAAATTTGGAATTTAAAAATTCATAATTTGAAAAATGTACCTCGTCGCTATTGACATGCATTACACTTGTTTGGCTAGCATGATGGAGATTATTTTCTATTAACAATTCCAAGAACTTCAGTCTGTATTCTCTACGATGACTCCAGTCTCTGCAATAAATTAAAAATACTTTTTGTGGGTTGGTATCTCCGAGTAATCTTGCATCATGTTCAGCAAATCTATACCAATCTCTGGCTATAATGGCATGTGCCCAATAATGAACACATAAAAATTCATTATTCTGATAATGTTTCAAATCAACCGAATTTTTTTCAGAATGCACCAAAATAGTCTGGTCATAGATAATGGCATTTCTACGCAATATCTCGGATTTTAAATTAAATTCAGACAAATATTTGTAGTTCAAATTATAAAACTCTGGAGAAAAAACAATCCAGTTTATGTCATTGTTATTTTTGTCTTCTTTAATAAAATCATCATGAGATTCAAATTTTTCTTTCTAACGCGGTGTACTATATTTTTCTTTCCAATATTGTTGCCACTGGACTGGACTGTTATACAGATTCCAGTCCAGTGGCTCTTGATCATGCATAATAACTCCAGGAAGTTGGAATTTTGTTTTTAGGTTATATTCCTTCAGCCAAACTAGATCTGAAATTTTTTTACTACCGTGTGGGCGGAATACATAAACACATGCTGGGGTAGGTAATAGGCCCTCAACCCAGTGGTATAGATTATCTAAAGGAATACTCATATGAAAAAAATTGGATTTATTGGCATTGGAAAATTAGGGCTAGACTGTGCTGAAGTCATGGCAGAGAAGCATGAAGTCAGAGGCTATGATATTTACCCACGAACCAGCAACTCAGTAAAAGTTTGTGACATTGACGAACTTGTGAACGAAAGCGAATGGATTTTTATTGCGGTGCCCACACCACATGCAGAAGGCTACGATGGATCAGTTCCTTCAAGTCACATGGAGCCTCGAGACTTTGGACACGACGCTGTGATTGATGCCATCCACAAGGTCAATACACATGCCAGATCACCCAAGAAAGTGGTGTTGATCTCCACAGTATTGCCTGGTACCACACGTCGCAAGTTTATTACCTTGTTGGATGCCAAACACCAGTTCCTGTACAATCCTTACCTGATTGCCATGGGTTCGGTCAAGTGGGACATGGTCAACCCAGAAATGATCATTATTGGTACCGAAGACGGCAAGATGTCCGGTGTGGCTGGCGAACTGATTGATCTCTACAAAACAGTAATGGAAAATAATCCACGTTACGAATTAGGCACCTGGGACGAGTGCGAATCAATCAAGATTTTCTACAACACATTTATTTCAGCCAAGGTGGGCTTGGTCAACATGATTCAAGACTTTGCACTCAAAATTGGCAACATCAATGTGGACGTGGTCACAAGTGCCTTGGCCAATTCGACCATGCGTATCATGGGCTCCAAGTACATGACAGCCGGCATGGGCGATGCAGGTGCTTGCCACCCACGTGACAACATTGCTCTGCGTTGGTTGGCCAAAGAATACCAAGTGGGCTATGACCTGTTTGACACTGTCATGCATGCTCGAGAAGTACAGGCCAAAAATCTGGCCTTGTTCCTGGTAGATCAAGCCAAGAGTCGCGGCATGAGCATTGTGATTCACGGCAAGGCCTACAAGCCCGATGTGCCTTACTGTATTGGCTCATACTCCACCCTGGTTGGTTACTATGTGAAAGAAGCCGGATTTGGTGTACGATATCTAGATCCCTTGGCAGATGATCAAACTGAAGTTATTGCAGAATTGGCAGGACCCAGCGTAGTGTTATGGGCACACAACCGCAAGATCACCTATGAATACACAGGCGATCAAGCAGACACACAACCCTACTGTGAGATACCAGCAGGGTCAGTAATTGTTGATCCCTGGCGCAAACTGCCAGATCTTGACGGGCTGACCGTGGTCCACTATGGCAACACCCGCCATCAATAACACCTGGGCCCGGGGCCATGTTGAACCCTGGTGGGGCCTGCGTCACCGCGAATTGGACTACTTTCAGGAGCCATTCAATAATCCCGAAAGTCTCAGCGACTGGCGCGGTCTGGGCTACACACAGAAAAAGTTCACAGGTGACATGTATGACATGCGCCGACCCGAACCGGAATGGATGCAGGGCTTTGATCAACAGTTTCCTTTTGAAAATCTCAGTTGGAGTGTGTATCGCATGACACCAGGTTGTGTGTTGCCCATGCATGGTGACACCTATGCACGATTCCGAGAAATTTACGCTGTGCCTGCTGAGGCCACAGTGGTGCGGATGATTGTGTTCCTGGAAGACTGGGCCAGTGGACACTACATGGAAATGAATGGCTGTCCAGTCACTGGTTGGCAGGCCGGCGACTGGGTATCATGGCACGATGACTTTCTGCATCTGGCAGCCAACATGGGCCGCACTGATCGCTACACACTACAACTCACAGGAACTGTATGATATCCACAGTAAATGAATGGAGCCCACTCAAGAAGATCGTGGTAGGATCAGCCACAGACGCCAACTGGCCTGTGATGGATCCTGTGTTTGCCCAAGAGTCAAAAAAAACTACCTGGCAAGAATCTCCTGTTCCACGTGGACCTGTTCCTGAGCGCATAATTGAAGAAACCAACGAGGACTTGGATGGTCTAGTAACCACCCTAATTAGCCTGGGAGTAGAAGTAGTGCGGCCAGACCCACTGAACTTTCAAACGCACGATGGCTTGTACAATTATTGCCCGCGTGACAGGCTACTGGTACATGGGTCCACAGTGATTGACACTGCCATGATGTATCCCTGCAGAGACATGGAACTGCAATGCTATCATGACTTGATCCAAGATGCTGACGTTGTCCGCATGCCACGTGATCAAGGACTTGTGCTTGATGCGGCCAATGTCTGCAGACTGGGAGATAGTATGCTGTTCCTAGAATCAGCATCGGGCAATCGTGCGGCCTACGAATGGTTGTGCGCACAGTTACCCAATGTCAAAATTGAACTATGTAACTTCTATGCAGGTGTACATATTGATTCAACCATTGTGCCACTACGTGAAGGATTGGTCATGCTCAATGCCAGTCGTGTGACATTTGATAATGTTCCCCGAGTGTTTGATGGCTGGCACAAAATCTGGGTCGCGGATGTGGTGGCTCAGGACTTTTATAAATATCCATATGCGTCAAAATGGATTGCCATTAACATGTTGGTAGTTGACCCTCACACAGTTATTTGTGATCGAAATCAAACCGAATTGATCAAAACACTAGAGAGTTATCGATTTCGAGTCATACCGCTTGAACTCAGACATAGTCGCACACTAGGCGGTGGCTTTCATTGTGTCACACTAGATCTGCATCGTGAGTCATGAACATTGCCTGGTTGTTTGCTGAAAACACCCTGCTGCCTCCTGCCACAGATGTGCAGGCCATAAAGAATGTGGCACCCATATGGGGCTCTTGGCGCACACAACGTGGTTACCAGACAGACAACGTGATCTGTTGGGATCCTGCACAAGCCACACAACTGGTTGCTCAAGGCTATGGTGCTATCTGTAATTTGTTCATACATGCATCTGTGTATGAACAACAGGAACGACCCAAAGGTGTGCGTGTGTTTGGAGGAGAGTTTGCTCACGCCGTGGACTCTCGCGATGATGTGGTGGGCATGCATCTAGTGGCCAGCACCGCGGATGTCATACTCATGGTGGGATTTGATTTTACAGAACCAAAAACACTCACTGAATCCCGAACCAACTATTTGGGTCTGGCGGCTCAAGTTGTACAAGATCACCCAAAACAGCAATGGGTATTGATCGACCACGGAACCGAATTGGCCAAATCGTTTGAGAACATGGAAAATATCACTTGCGATCGAATGAAAAATGTGTTACAATTGCTCATGTTCAACACAACCAAATGACATATGACTGCTCGAATTGGATTCTGTTGTAAATGGCTGAATGATCCTTCAGAATGTGGAGGCATGAAGGTCAACGCCGCGGACCGTGACCTAAACGGCAGGTCAACTACCATGCGCTGGTTGCGTGAACATCCTGCAGACGCAGATCAACGCCAGTGGGACATCATGAACCACAATGCCTCGGCTGCTGTGCGCATGATTGAACGTGTGGCCACCTTGCCCGAAGCACGTAGAATGGTACGCCTGGGCAGTGAAATGCTACAGGGCTACACAGAAGCCAACTGGATTGACTGGTGGCAACGAGCAGAAATACAAGATCACTGTGCCCGGATATTTGCACCCATTGGTGAAACAGCCCGACGTCTTGGGGTCAGACTCAGTTTCCACCCAGGGCAGTTTTGTGTGTTGGCCAGCGAATCAGATGAGATTGTGGAACGTAGCATACTGGAATTTGAATACCATGCGGACATGGCTAGATGGATGGGCTATGGCAGTGAATGGCATGATCACGGATTCAAGATCAATGTGCATCTATCGGGCCGAGGTGGTAGTGACAAATTCTTGAGAACTCTGAGTCGTCTCTCTCCAGAAGCCAGGAACTTGATCACCATCGAAAATGACGAAATGACCAATGGACTAGATGCCACACTGGCAGTGGCGTCACATGTGGCCTTGGTTCTAGACGTGCATCATCATTGGATCAACACCGGTGAATATATCGAACCCACAGACGTGCGTGTGGCTCGCGTGATTGACAGTTGGCGCGGTGTGCGTCCTGCCATGCACTTTAGTACCAGTCGAGAGGACATTTTGGTCGACCATGATCCAACCACTAGACCAGACCTTGCTGAACTGCTTGCCAAGGGTTACAAGAAACAGAAACTCCGAGCACACAGCGACTTCTGTTGGAACTCTGCTGTGAATGCATGGGTGCTGGGCTTTGGTGATCAGTTTGACATACAGGTAGAAGCCAAGGGCAAGAACTTGGCCAGTCAACAACTGTACGAACAATCCTTGTAATATTATCGTAATATGTACATATATAAATAAATTTAACCGCACACAACGATAGAGTGTGACCAGAACTCGTAACTGGTACTAAGCACCCCAGGGGTGCTTTTTCTTGGGTTAGATTAAAATGTAGATGCGGTAAATACATCAAAAGGGCTGTTTACCGTGTCTATAAAAACTCCATCTCCTGTTGATTCTCCATACGCTACCGCGTCCACCACGCCCACTGTGCTGAATTCAGCACCCGGTGTACAAACAGCCGCTGCCGATGTGGCTGTGACTGTTCCTGATGCTGCCAACATATCCTACTATGCCAATGGGCAGGCTGCTATTGACTCCTTGGTGACCACCAGCAGATCAGGTGTGTTTGCCGGCGCCAATGTCACGTTGTCGGTAACTGAGCAAAATTATCTTACCCAAAACAAAACATTCATTGGCACAGGCAATGGCAGTGTGGGCGGTTCCAACAGTCAGATACAGTTCAACAACAGTGGCGATTTTGGCGGCAGCGCAAATTTGACATTTGATGGTGCCAATGTTGTGGTATCAGGTGTGAAAACTGACAACTATTACTATGCCAATGGCACAGCATTCACTGGCGGAACGTATGGCAATGCTAACGTGGTAGCCAACCTGGCTGCATTGGGATCAAATCCAGTATCAACCACAGGCAATGTAACCGGCAACTACTTCTTAGGCAACGGTTCACAACTCACAGGCATTATTACAAGTTATGGCAATGCCAACGTGGTAGCCAATCTGGCTGCTTTGGGCACCAACCCTGTATCAACCACAGGCAATGTCTCAGCCAGTTACTTGTTTGGTAATGGTTCACAACTGAGTGGCATTACTACAAATTACAGCAACTCAAATGTCAGCGCATTCATGGCTGCTTTTGGTAGCAATACAGTAAGCACAACAGGCGCAGTGACCGCAGGTAATATCACGGGCGGTAACATCTTGACCGGTGGTTTGGTAAGTTCTACAGGTACCATAACAGGCTCTAGTCATCTGGGTTCAGTTGTATCAGTAACTGCCAACATCACAGGTGGCAATATTATAACAGCAGGCGTAATCACAGCCACTGGTACTATCACTGGTGGTAATTTAAGTGTTAGTGGCAATGTCTTGGGTAGTCTATTGCCCAGTGCCAATGTCACATATGACCTGGGCAGTGCCACCCAGGCCTGGCGAGATCTATATCTGTCGGGCAACAGTATCAAACTGGGTGCTCAAACAATCACATCCAATGCCACTAGTGTCAGTACAGGCACCGGCAACTTGGTCGGTGGCAATGTTTTAACCACTGGATCAATATCAGCCACATCTACTATCACCAGTGCCGCCACAATCACAGGTGGCAATATTGCCACTGCAGGGCAGATCACTTCCACAGGCAACATAACTGGTGGCGGATTGACCATCAATGGCGCAGGTGTGGTCACAGGTAACCTACAAATTCAAGGCAACTTGATCTACAACAATTTGACCAACATCACCACGGCCAATCTGGTGTTTGGCCTGGCCAACACTGTGACCGGTATCTCGGCCAATGGTGCAGGATTTGTTGTGGGCAATACCAGCCAAGCCAGTTTCTTGTACAACTACGGCACACAGCAGTGGAACAGCAACATTGGTATCAGTGCTGTGGGCAACTTGATTGGTGACAATATATTGACTTCAGGACTGGTGTCTGCGACCGGCAATCTTTATGGTGGTAACGTACTCAATTCAGGTGCAAGTTCAGTTGCTGGCAATATCACTGGTGGTAACGTATTAACAGCAGGACAGGTGTCAGCCACCGGCAACATCACCGGCAACTACTTCATTGGTAATGGTTCACAACTCACAGGCATTGTGTCAAGTTATGGCAATGCCAACGTTGTGGCCAACTTGGCTGCTTTGGGCACCAATCCAGTATCAACCACGGGCAACGTCACAGGTGGCAATATATTAACAGGTGGCCTAATCAGTTCAACTAGCACCGTAACTGGCTCAAGTCATTTGGGTGCAGTTGTATCAGTCACAGCAAATATTACCGGTGGTAATATCTTAACAGCAGGACAGGTGTCAGCAACCGGTAATCTTTATGGCGGCAACGTACTCAATTCGGGAATAAGTTCAGTTGCTGGTAATGTAACTGGCGGTAACATATTAACTGCTGGGCTTGTAAGTGCGACATCGACTATCACTAGTGCGGCCAATATCACTGGTGGCAATATTCTAACAGCAGGACAGGTGTCGGCCACTGGCAATGTGTCTGGTAACTTCTTCATTGGTAATGGATCACAACTCACAGGATTGCCAGCCACATATGGCAACGCCAATGTGGTGGCCAATTTGGCTGCACTGGGATCAAATCCAGTATCAACCACAGGTAATATCACAGGCGGCAACTTGATCACAAGCGGTCTAATATCAGCCACCGGCACAGTCACAGGCACAAGTCATTTGGGTTCAGTAGTTAGCGTAACTGCCAACATCACAGGCGGTAATGTATTGACAGGTGGCGTGATTTCGGCCACAAGCACAATCACTTCGGCTGCCAATATCACAGGTGGTAACATACTCACTGCCGGGCAAGTATCGGCTACCGGCAATCTTTATGGTGGCAACGTGCTCAATTCGGGTGCAAGTTCAGTCACTGGTAACATCACAGGTGGCAACATATTAACTGCTGGGCTTGTAAGTGCCACTGGCACAGTTACTGGTTCAAGTTTGCTTGGCTCAGTGGCATCACTAAGTGGCAACGTCATTGGTGGTAATTTACGTACCGCAGGTGTAGTCACTGCTACAGGCAACATCACTGGTGGCAACTTGTTGACAAGTGGTTTAATAAGTGCTTCTGCCAACATCACAAGTGGTAATTTGTTAACAGGCGGATTGATAAGTTCAACTGGTACTGTGACAGGCTCAAGTTTACTGGGCTCAGTGGCATCGCTAAGTGGCAATGTCACTGGTGGTAACATCGTAACTGCTGGACAGGTCAGTGCCACTGGCAACTTGTATGGCGGTAATTTAAGCATCACTGGCAATGTACTGGGTAATCTGTTGCCCAGTGCCAACATCACATATGACCTGGGCAGTGCCACTCAGGCCTGGCGAGATCTATATCTGTCAGGCAACAGTATCAAACTGGGTGCGGCCACAATCACTTCCTCAGGAACCGCAGTCAGCATGGGCACCGGCAATGTCAGCAGTGGCAATTTGACCACAGGTGGATTAATATCATCAACTGGTAACGTTATTGCTGGTAATGTGTTAACTGCCGGCGTGATATCAGCCACTGGCACAATAACCACAGGTTCGGACATCAGTCTAGTGGGCAACATCGTTGACACTGGCACGTTCTGGCTCAACACCACTGCCAATGGCAACATCAATTTGAATCCCAATGGTTCGGGACAAACCAATATACCAGTGGGTATTCTCAATGTCACTGCCAATATCTCGGGTGGTAATGTGTTAACTGGTGGGCTAGTGAGTGCTACAGGCAATGTAACTGGAGGCAACATACTCACTGTGGGATTAATTTCGGCCACTGCCAACATTACAGGTGGCAATGTGCTAACTGCTGGGTTGATATCAGCCACAAGCACTATCACCAGTGCTGCCAACATCACTGGTGGTAACATCATAACTGCTGGACAGGTCAGTGCCACAGGCAATGTCACTGCTGGCGGATTAACAATCAATGGCACAGGTGTGGTCACAGGCAACTTCCAAGTTCAAGGTAATTTGACTTACAACAACTTGACAAATATCACCACAAGCAATTTGGTATTTTATCTAGCCAACACCACAACAGGTATCTCAGCCAATGGTTCAGGAATCGCAGTTGGCAATACCAGCGAAGCAACATTCTTGTACAACTACGGCACACAGGCCTGGAATAGCAATATTGGGATCAATGCTGTGGGCAATGTCACTGGCGGCAACATCAACACCGCAGGTGTGATCACAGCCACTGGTAACATAAATGGTGGTAATTTAAGAACTGCTGGCGTGATCACAGCCGCTGGAAACATCCAGGGCGGCAACATCTTGACAGGTGGATTAATATCTGCCACTTCAACTATCACCAGTGCTGCCAACATCACAGGTGGTAATGTATTAACTGCTGGGCTTGTAAGTGCCACGGGTACTGTGACTGGCTCAAGTTTACTAGGCTCAGTAGCATCACTTAGTGGTAATGTCACAGGTGGTAATCTATTGACAGGTGGATTGATCAGCGCAACATCAACCATTACTTCAGCGGCAAATATCACAGGTGGCAACTTGCTAACAGGTGGACTTGTAAGTGCCACATCGACCATCACCAGTGCCGCCAATATCACAGGTGGTAACATCTTGACTGCTGGCCTGATGAGTTCAACTGGCAACGCTATCCACGGCAATATCTCGACAGGCGGACTTGTAAGTGCTACTGGAACTGTGACTGGTTCAAGTTTGTTAGGTTCAGTAGTATCTGTCACTGCCAACATCACAGGTGGTAATATCTTAACTGCTGGTGTTGTATCGGCTACAGGCAATGTGTCTGGTAACTTCTTTATTGGTAACGGATCACAACTGACAGGTATTGCGGCTTCATATGGCAACACCAATGTGACCACATTGTTGAGTACTTTGGGCAGTAACATTATTAGTGGAACTGGCAATATCACAACAACTGCCAACATCTCGGGCGGTTATATCCTGGGTAATGGTTCACAGTTGACTGGATTACCAGCAAATTATGGCAATGCTAACGTGGTGGCCAACTTGGCTGCACTGGGATCAAACCCTGTGTCAACCACAGGTAACATAACAGGTGGCAATCTATTATTTGGGTCTGGAATTGTCACCGGCACAGGCAACATCACTGGCGGTAATTTATTGACAGGTGGGTTGATATCAGCCACTGGCACTGTGACTGGAACCAGTCACCTGGGCTCAGTTGTATCTGTCACTGCCAACATTACCGGCGGTAACATCTTAACTGGCGGCTTAATTAGTGCTACATCAACTGTCACCAGTGCGGCCAATATTACAGGTGGTAATATTATCACCGCTGGACAGGTGTCGGCCACTGGTAACATCTCAGGCAGTTTCTTTATTGGCAATGGCTCACAACTGACAGGGCTTGCCGCAACATATGGCAATGCTAACGTGGTGGCCAACTTGGCCGCGCTAGGCACTAACCCAGTATCAACCACTGGCAACGTAACTGGTGGCAACTTATTGTTTGGTTCTGGAGTTGTCTCTGGCACAGGTAACATCACAGGTGGCAATGTATTGACTGGTGGATTGATCACAGCAACTGGCAACATAACCGGTGGCAATTTACTAACAGGTGGTCTCATGTCCAGTACAGGTAATGCCATACATGGTAACATCTTGACCGGTGGCTTGATATCAGCCACAGGCAATGTCACTGCCGGCAACGTATTATTTGGCGCTGGTATTGTAAGTGGTACCGGTAACATAAACGGTGGCAATTTAATTGGTATCTACGCCAACGGCACCAGTAACATCTACATTCCTACTGCCAGTGGCAATATCAACTTCAGTGCCAATGCTATTGCCAACATACTGATCATCACGACCACTGGTAATTTAATAGCAAGCGGCAACGCAAGTGTCACAGGCAACATCACTGGTGGTAATGTGCTGTTTGGATCAGGTGTTGTTTCGGGCACAGGCAATATCACTGGTGGTAACATCCTAACTGCTGGATTGATTAGTGCAACTGCCAATGTAACCGGTGGTAACTTAATCACAGCAGGTTTGATAACTGCCACAGGTAACATTACCGCTGTGGCCAACATTGCTGGTGGTAACATCCTAACTGCTGGCATTATGAGTTCAACAGGTAATGCCACACATGGCAACATACTAACTGCTGGTTTAATAAGTGCTACTGCAAATATTACAGGTGGTAACGTGCTATTTGGAACTGGCATAGTTTCGGGCACTGGCAACATATATACTGGCAATTTGATTGGCGTACATGCCAATGGCAACAGCAACATCAGTATTCCTGCTGCCGCCGGCAACATCAACTTCAGTGCCAACGGCAATGCCAATGTGTTGATTTTGACCACAAACGGTAACTTGATATCAGCCGGTAACTTTATTGGTACCTTGGCTAATGGCAACAGTAATATCAGTATTCCTAGCGCCAACGGCAACATACTGTTTAGTGCTGCCGGCACTGCCAACGTGATGCAGGTAAACACCGGAGGTATTGTGGCCAACGTGTTGGCACCCACCACAGCAACTCCTGCCAACGGTGTGGGTTACATAGGCATGCCAGTGAGTACTGTTACAGGAACAGGTACACTGACCATTGTGGATGCTGGCAAACTTGTTTACATCACCGGCGCCAGCCAGACTGTGACCATTCCTGCCAACGGTTCAGTGGCATACCCAATAGGAACTGCCATAACATTCATTGCTGGACCTGCGTCAAGTGCCACCAGCATTGCTATCACAACAGACACCATGTACCTGGCAGGCACAGGGTCAACCGGCACAAGAACAATGGCTGCCAACGCCATGGCCACAGCAGTCAAGGTCACAAGTACTGTCTGGTACATCAACGGAACAGGACTGTCATAATGAGTGGAATAATGGGTGGGCTGTTGAGCAGTTACAGCATTGATACACCAGCCACGCTGGTATACAATCTAGATGCTGCCGTGCTGGGCGGACGTCCAAGTACCACAATCACAACCAGTGCCAGTTTCAATGGCACAAGCCAACGTCTAAGCACCACTGGTTTGCTGGCCACTGGTACTGGTACCAGTGCCACCGGCACAAACATGAGCACCGGCGATTTTACCTGGGAGTGCTGGGTGAGACCAACCGGTACCTCTGGAGCACAAACATTTATAGACACTCGCGGAAATTCAACAGGATACTCAGCATCAGGTAATGATGGTGCTTATTTTGGAACAGTAGGGACCGGCGATCTTAGTCCCATGTACTATTCAAACGCTACTGTATTACTTACTTCTACAATTGCATTAACACTAAACACCTGGGCTCACGTGGCCTTGGTCAGATCATCAGGAACAGTAACTATATACGTAAATGGTGTAAGCGGCGGCTCTATTGCAGGTGATACCACAGATTTATCAGCACCTTACGTTGTCATGGGCGGAACACAAGAGTTTGGTGGCGGCCTCTGGCTAACCGGACAAATATCCAACCTGCGCATGATCAAAGGCACAGCAGTTTATACCACCGCCTTTACTCCGCCGACCACCACACTCAGAGCCATTGCCGGCACAAACCTGTTGATGCCACTGATGGCCTCACCGTTCATGGATCTTTCTGTTAACGTGCTGCCAATCGTCAACACCGGCACCGTGGCCACCACTACTCAAGCGCCGAGCCTCACAACAGGCACCACTGATGTCACCAACACCTATACATTGACATCTAGTATTCCTCTTGCAACATTCACTGGCAGCAGTACAGGAACCACACTCACAGTGGCCAGTGGGCTAACAGGAACAGTCACACTGGGCATGACCATAACCGGCGGCTCAATCCCGGCTGGCACATATATTGTGAGTCAACTGACCGGTACCACTGGCAGCACAGGTACATATACCATCAGTGCCAGTGTCACGCAAACATCAACCAGCATCACAGGAGCAAGAGTCAACTGGTTCGGCAGTCAAGGCGGTATATTCAGTAACTATTTCAGTGGCGACGGAATTGGCGCTTACATCACGGGTGGACCAAACATTGGTGCTGCCACAAGATACACAGTGATGATGGCCTATCAGTTGATTGGTACTAGTAATTATGGTCGATTGTTAAACTCCAATACCGCAAGCCCAGACTGGCTCATGGGCGGATATTCATCATATCCCAAAGCCTGGTTTTCTAATGGAGTTACCATCAACTTGTCTGGTGCTACCAAAGACACAGTGTGGCACATAGATTTTGTTACATTTACCAGAACTGTGGGCAATATATATTCAAGCACCAGTGCCCAACCCACATCAACACCAACATACACCAACACCAGCAGTACCATCAGCGGATTTAACCAGTTGAAACTGTTCAGCAAGAGTGACGGCAATGAGTGCGCAGCCGGCAATATTGGCATGGTCAAAGTGTGGACTGGAGTGTTGAGCACTGCACAAATGCAGGCCGAATACAATGCCTACAAGGCAAGATTTGGCTATTAAGATATGTCAACAATTGTAATAGAAGGCGGCATCACCATTGAAACCGGGATCGCAATTGGTGTTGATATAGATCTCTCTGTGTTTTTTATAACAGAAGACAACAATCAACTCACAAGTGAAACAGGTGACAGTTTTGTCGAGGAATAACAATGAGCAACGTTAAATTTAGTCAACTGCCCAACCTAGGCAATATCACAGCCAACACCATAGTACCTGTGGTCTCAGCCGGTACCAACTACACTGTCACAACTGCCAACCTACAAAGTTATGTAAACAGTAGCACAGGCAATGTCACTGCTGGCAACATACGCACCGGCGGCCTAATCAGTGCTACAGGCAATGTCACCAGTGGCAATGTCAGCATTGTTGGTGGTACCCTGGCATTTGCCAATTCAAGTATTGTACAAAGCAATCCCTTGGATTTGTCAATAACTGGTGTGTATCAAATCAGTGTGAAACCTGCAGGAGGATCTTATCAGTGGACTTTTGGCAACGATGGTGCCTTGACCGGACCAACTGGTCTGGGAGTCACTGGCTACGTATCAGCCGGTGGTAATGTCACTGCTGGCAACATAAGAACTGCTGGCCTGGTTTCCGCTACAGCCAATATCACAGGTGGTAACATACTAACAGCGGGACTGGTCAGTGCTACGGGCAACATCACCGGTAACTATGTCCTGGGCAACGGTGCGCTGTTGACTGGTGTTATCACCAGCGTGGCCAACATCAATTCTGGTACATCAAACGTCACAGTGGTCAGTAGTGGTGGCAATATCACCGTGGGAGTAGGCGGTACATCAAATGTGGCTGTGTTTGCCACCACAGGCGAATACATAACTGGCGTAGTCTCAGCCAGCGGCAACATTACAGGTGGTAATATAATTACAGCAGGGTTGATCACAGCCACAGGAAATATCACAGGCGGCAACATCGCAGCCACAAGCATTGCAGGTACGTTGACCACAGCCGCACAGACAAACATAACTTCAGTTGGTACACTAAGTGCATTGACGGTGACAGCAAACGTCACAGGCGGTAATGTGCTAACAGGTGGATTGATTTCAGCAACAGGCAATATTACAGGTGGCAATGTCAGTGCTACATTATTAAGTGGAACCACAGTAAGTGCCACTGCCAATGTTGTAGGCGGCAACATTACAACTGCTGGTGTAATCACAGCAACAGGTAACATCACTGGTGGTAATATCGCAGCCACCAACCACACAGGTACCACTGTCAGCGTCGCAGGCAATGTCACAGGTGGCAATGTTCTAACAGGTGGCGTGATTTCTGCAACTGCCACAATTACCGGTGGTAATTTGGCCACGGCAGGCACAGCATCAGCAACAGGTACAGTAACTGGTGGCAATGTGCTGACCGCTGGTATAATGAGTTCAACTGGCAATGCCACTCACGGCAACATACTCACTTCGGGTTTAGTAAGTGCTACGGCCAATGTCACGGGCGGCAACATCTTGACTGCTGGGTTGATCAG